ACGCTCTATTATATAAGGAATTTTAGACTTTATCAAGTTAGTTTTTCTGACATCATTTATCACTAATTTCCTAAAAAGCTCATAATATCAAGCATCCTATATTCTAAATTCTCACCCAAAAATTTTGTTATGTTTTTAATAATCAAAAAATAGCTATTAAATCATGTTAGCTTTTAACTTTTTCATCAGCAATGTCTAACATTCAATGTATTTTGTATTACGAAAGAAAAACTCTTCTCTAACATTCCTATTATATTCTTGAATTTTAATTTTCGGATACTCATGATAAAAACTCCCATAAAATTAACCTAACATCTTAATTATGAACGAGTAAAAAAGTGCCCAATGGACACCACTCACTTTTCTATTTCTAGACAAGTAAAAAAACCATCCAACGGACAACTACCAGAATGTAGGCAAAACCTACTTTTAATAAAGTAAGTTATAAAGAATTATTGTCTTTGTTCAATCTTAGGATTATTTGCGAGCAAAGCGAGCAGCAAAACGATACTTACCGCCGTGGTGAAAGTGACTGCAACATCAATAAAACCAGCCACCCGTAAGTTTTGAGGGAGTGGTACAGAATCCCAATATTCATAGTTCGTTGTACCACCCCCGCACAGTTGACTAGGTTGGTCGCAATTTTGCGAAGCAAAATGAGAACTGCCAGTCAACCACTGCGACTCTTAGGAATTCCTTGGATTCCTTCAACAGTCCACTGGACTGTCGAACCTGCCGACGGCACCACCTAAGGAAAGTATCAAAAAAAAGACTTTCTTATCACCAATTGTCCCAGAAGTCATCATCTTCCTTTTGTTGAGTTTCTTCTGTCTTCTCTGTCTTTCCTTGTTCAATAACCTTGCCGTTTTCATCTACTTTAGGTTTTATCACAAAGCTATAAGCGATAAACATGATAACTTTCAAAATTGAAAAAACACCTAAAAAAATGACAACGATTAAAAGGGATTTATTCATAGCACACTCTCTTCTGATTTTTCTCTGTTGATTTTGATAGCTAATAAACTAACTTTCATAGCTTAATTATACCACAAACCATCCAACAAGTTTCTAAAGCTATTTGTTCCCAGAATATCCATAACACAATAAAAAGCCCATCAATCAGGCTACGAAGCGTAATATGATGAACTTTTAAATGTAAATTATTTTACAGCATCTTTAAAGTTTTCTACTATTATATAGATATAAAATAGATTTAAACCGTATGTCATAAGGATATATAAGTTTTAAACATTAGTAAAATTAATTGATAAAACTACATAAGTTTCAAACTTATGTCCCAAATTTGTCCTAAAAGGAAAATAAAATATTTGGAACAAAAAACTATTTTCTGTTATAACCACAATTTGCTGATAAGTCCGTTTTAACGGCAATAAAAAAGGACTAGCTTGTGCTAGGGTTAGTTATGCCACGTTATACTTTTTACAGCAGTCTGTCTTGAGCCTTTGTAAATATTATTACGACTTTCATGTAATGTGGTCGGTATGAAATTATTAAATTTATCTCTTCTTAAACCTAAAACAACAATACGTTTTTGTTCATTCTTATAAAATACAACACTCAAGTTCATTGTATTTCTTTTTAAATCTTTTTCAAGTAAACAAATTTTGATTTTATCTTGATAAAAAATTTCGTAAAAGAACTCATAATTTCTAATTCTTGGAATAATATCTTTAAACTCTGGACGTTTTGAAAATTTATTTAAATCAAAAGAACCTCTTCGAATCGCTTCAATCCAAGTTGTGGCTGTATATCTTGTGTGTAACTTATGGATTCCTAAAAGATGAAATAAATTAGTTGCATTAAAGACAACTGTAAATTCTGGAAGTTTCTTATATCCAGTCTCCACAGTGCATTTCTTATGACAAAAATTTAGTTCATAATCATTAAGAATCTCTTTTAGCTCCACATCAATAAAACTTTCTACAAAATAAAAAAAGCACGGCTGGATAATCCTCCAGCGGGGTTAACGATTAGAGAGGAACGGCTTCTCTAACTCCTCATTGTGCTTCTTAGGCTTATCGCCGAGGAACAGTTTTTAAGCTCTGCCAAGCCACATAATGTGCTTCAATTATGTGTTCGTATCACTACGAATTTAATAACACTACCGATTAACGGCTAGACGGCAAAGAACAGCACGATTGCTTCTTCGCAACTATATTATGCCATAGTTTTAAACTTATTGCAACTTATAAATACTTATTTTTGTTTCTAAAAACGCAAATTTTCTTTGCAAAAACGAAACTTTTTAGTATTTTTACGTTTTTTACTTATATTTATACTGTAAAAAAATACAAAAAATCCCCTAGCCATTAAGACCAGGGGGGTTAAAGTGTTTGCTATTTAATTATATTATTTTTTGTCATCTTTAATCGTAACTTCTACTTTTTGCGGAATATCTTTAGATTTAGCAATCTCTGCTGTAATGGCATCCACAGTCGCTTTTGATTGCTCTTTAGTCGTTTTGATAGCTTCTTTAATCTCCGCAGATGTTGAATCTGGATTCAGCGCTCTAAAGAAACGTACATACCAAGGAGCTTGATTAGTCCATGTATAAGATGGAATATCATGCCCGTTGTTGTCTTTGTAAATCTGTTGAATGATTTTCATTTCATCAACATGCGCTAGTGCGCGCACTTGGTTTGTGTGTCCGTTGTAAAAGTAAAGTGTACCTTCGTTCCAAGCAGGGTCACCTTTGATATTGAATAAAAAGTCCATAGTTTCTTCTCCTTTGATTGTAATTGTACTTTGTGTTGTTTCGTTATCATCTAGTAACACGACGTTCTTATCTAAACCACCTGAAATCCCAGTTGATGTAAACTGCCACCAGCGAATCCCATCCATACTTGGAAATATTGACCAAATAGGGTCGGGTGTCACATTGTAGTTAGGGTAAGCTGCAATCCAAAGCGAATCTGGATATTTAGCTAAAATCTGATGATAATCAATGTTGTTAAGTGTATATGGTTTGTAACTATAATAAATAGGTTTATAACCCGCACTAGCGCATCTATCCATAAAAGCTAGTACCGCATTAGTGTTGGCTTGTTTTGATGTACTTGCATCATCTTCGTAGTCGCAGACAAGGTAAGTTGGCTTAGTTGGTAAGTTAGCCAAAAAATAGTTCGCTTCTGCTACCGCTTGACTGACGTTACCGCCAAAACGCGCAAAGTGATAATAGCCGATTGGTTCACTCGTTTGTGCCTGTGTGAGGCGATTAGGTGAAAGATAGCCAGTTCCCTCGCTCACTTTAATAATCGTCTTGCGTGTACCAGCCGCTTGACAAATAGCTGTTAAATCAGCTGACTGATAAGACGACACGTCGATAAAATAATCGTTTTTCTTCATTGCGATACCTCGTTATTTTCGTGGTTCGGCATAGTCCATTGCTTGTCCACTATCACTAACTCCTGCCGTTGTCGGGTCATTGACGACCCCTAATAATACTAGCAGAGTCAAGAACGTGTTAACAACATCTGCAATGTTATCTGGCAGTTTCAAACCCAATTGCTGCGCTAACAAAATCACCGTACTAGCAATAGCTAACAATGTAGCTTTGTTCTTAAATCGTAATTTCCAATTAATCATGATAGCTCCTCCAATTTATTATCAATTTTTTCGACTTTCTCACTCAAGTTGGTAATTTCGGTGGTTAGTCGGATAAGTGCTTCATTCTGTTTGTCGTGATTGTCTAATCGCTTTTTAATTTCGATTAACTCTTTATCATGTTGTTTATCTTTTTCTTCAAGAATCGTCGTGCGACGTTCACTGTTTGTCATACGGCTCTGAAAAAAAGTAAAGAGCGTCAATACTGAGACTGACGCACTTAAAAACATGCTAATAATTTCAGGTTTCCACATAATAAACAACCTCATTTCTAAGGTTGTTCAGAAGTTTCTTTAGTTAAATCAGCTAAAATTGCATCTTCAATTTCATAGCGCTTATCTCTAAATTCTGCTTCCAGTTTACGCAACTCTGTTCGATTTTTTGCGTATAAGTCAGAATCATAAATATATTCATTAATCGTTGAAACACCATTTTCATTAATATCAACGACATACTGTTTAACAAGAGTTTCTTCGATTTTTAAATTACCTAATAAGTGTGTTGTTTTAATCGTTTCAAGTGCCATAATGTTATTCTCCTTTTTCTACTTCTTCTGGTGCAGTCGCTTCTTCTAATTGTTGTTGAAGCTCTGCATTTTGTTGTTGCAATTGTTCGACTTGTGCTTGTAGAGTTGCTTTATCAAGTGATAATTGTGCAATTTCTAAAGCTAGCTTTGATTGAATGTGTTGATTAAAGTTATTATTCATAAAATTTAAACTCCTGAAATTTGAGATATAGCGCTTCTGATAGCGTTTATTGCATTAGATGAAGTTCCTCCATTAATAATATGCTGGAAACAGTTCCTTAAAATTTGAATACAGCTTCTAACATAGTATCCAGAACCATCACCATTATCTAACCGGACATCTCCTGTAATGATATCTGCATTACGATAGCTTATCCCATATGGTCTCAACACAACATGAGAAGGGTATGTAGAAGTTGGAGGATATGTTTCCATTTTCCAACCACTAGCTGATACATTAGATGCAGAATCATTGTTATAGGTATGAGTAAAATAAATATTATCTGAAATAATACGTAGACTATCAGCTTTTTCGTGAACATTCGAGGTAATACCATTAATGGTTTCAATTACAATCCCTGAAAACCCACCTTGGTCCCATTTGCCATCATCGAGCGTTGTTTCACGACGGTCACCACCTAAAATAACTCGCGATAAGATTCGGCTAGTTCCACTAACTGTGATACTAGTGTTTGAAAATTTAAGTCCCATTGTACTAGCGTTTGCTTGAACACGAAAAATACCAGTGTTGTTGTTATTGTAAAAAAGCTTACCAGTATCAAGTTCAAAATTAGTTGCGTTAGATAGTGATTGTAATTTACCACCTTTGATAACATTAGCTGTAATACCGCTTGTTACAATCTTGTCAGAATTAATACTATTTGCTGCTATTTTATCTGTCGTAATCGCTCCCGCAGCAATATTCGCTGCACTAATCCCACCAGTCTTAATCTGGCTACTGGTAATCGTACCACTAGCAATCTGACTAGCTGTAATACTACCTGCTTTAATTTTGGCAGCATCTAATGTACCAGCTGTTATACGGTCACCATTGATACTATTGGCTGACATAGCACTTGTAGTTACTGCTCCTGCTTTAATGGCATTTGCTGTAATGGCACCGGTGGAAATCACGTCAGCAGTAATGATTTTACCGTTCAAATGTGCCGTAGTAATCGATTTGCTGGCTATCTTATCGCTAGTAATCGCACCACTAACAATCATGTTTCCTTTTACATTAATCTTGTCAGAAAACAGATTAATAGCGTTTTGGTTAACAGCAAAATAAGAACCAATCGCATTAGCAACATCAGTCGTTGACTTGCCAGCCTTCATAACGATTCCATCTGTATTAATAGTCAAGCTAGCACTCTTAACCGTTGATTTATCCAACGCAGATACGCTCGCTTTGATTGAGTCTGTTGTCTGCTTGATTTCTGACTGTGCAGTGGCTAACTTACTGTCATAGTCTTCGGGAGCAGGTGTCCAGTCTGTGGGTATCTTGCCTTTTTCGAGCTTAACACCGTAAAGCCACACTTCGGATTTAGCAGTAGAAACTTGACGGCACGGCAACACGTTTTTGAGTCCGTTTGCGGTGGGTAGCGTCTTCCAAGTTATCCAATATCGTTCCCAATTCGATTTCAGCGTATGAGTAATAAATCCATCAGCTGCTGTAGTAGTTTTACCATCACTATTAATACCGTATGCTACACAGCTTGGGAAGAAATGACTGTATATAGTTCCACTACCTTTTACCCAAAACGATAAAGTGTATTCAGTATCAGGGAGAACAGTTAAAGCGTTGTCAAAACGAACATCATAGTTATTCGAAGCTGTATCTGTACCGGTAGACGTACCATGATATACGTTGAACTTATCGATAATGTCCGTAATTGTCGCAACCTTAGTATTCCAAGCCCAACCCGAAGAAAAGTTAGCAGTACCTCTAACTAAATTCCGCCCGCCAACGCTTGTAGGTATTTTTTCCTCCACACTCGTAATCTTACTGCTCAACTCGTTAGCTTTAGCTATGATATTGTTTTCAGCAGTTGTTACACGACCGCTTAACGTATTGAAGTCAGTCTGTGAAACTTTGGCACTCAGACCAGTAGTTAGTGAGTTAATCGAGTTAGTGTGTGATGTAATCGTACTGCCTTGCGACGTTACTTGCGTGCTAAGCTGTTTAAGACCGTTGGCTGTTTGAGTTAGTGTTGTATTTAGTTTAGTGATGTCAGATTGTGTGTCTTCAACTGCTGGCGTATAGCTTAAAGGAATCTTTCCTTCATTTAACATCATGTCATAGATATAAATTTCATCACCAGTCTTCAGGTACCAGAAATATGGTTTAAAATAGCTATTTGATGTAGCTTTAAATGTACACCAAACCTTTGTCCACGTATTTGCTTTTATAGTATTTGTACTGTAAACGGGCGTCGTGTGTTGGTGTGCAATATCGTTGCCAACTTGATCGCCATTGCCATTGCAAACTTGGATATGACCTAAACTCTCAAAACTGTAACTCTTATCTTTGTTAGTTAAAACCCAGAAACTAAACGTGTAAGATCTGTCTTTGATTAAATTGTAGTATTGAGCGTTACCGTTGAAAACCACCCCAGAATTGTTGGTAGCTGACACTACGATTTTATATGTCTGATGTCCATCCTTTGTGACAATGCTAATTGTTGAGTTAGACGTTCCAAAAAGTTTTAAGTTATCAGCATTTACCGCAGTGTTTCGCAATAAGTTAGATGACCCTATTTCCGTCGGTATCTTACCCTCAACCGCAGACACCGCACTTGTAATCTGACCAGGTACTGCTTCAACTTTTGTCTGCAAACTGCTAATGTTGCCATTCGCTGTTTGTAGATTGCTTTGCAAGTTAGCTACTGCCTTATCATTGCTAGCTTGATAGTTAGCAAGATTTGTTTTAGTCGTGTTTGCAGTTGTTGTAGTCGCTGTTAAGTCAGCTTTAACACCATTCAACCCAGTTTCTAAAGTAGCTGTTTTTTGACTGGTACTGTCCGCAGTCGTCTTAACTTGTGATAGCGTTGTTTTAGTGCTTGTTAAGTCGTCTTCGACTACTTTTGTTCGTGCAGTAACACTTGTAATATTTTTAGTATTACTATCTACCGTCTTACTTAATTCGCTGACAGTCGTCTTAGTACCGTTTGCAGTTTCTTCAACTGTTGAGACACGTTTAGTTAGTTCAGACTGTGCGCTAGCCTGTGCAGTCAACTGACTAGCTTGTGTTTGTAAGTCTTGCTTAGCTTTAGACAAGTCGTTAGCAACTGTGGTGAGTTGTTGTTTGGCTTCACTCGCTGACGTCTTAGCGTCATTTGCAGTTGACGTTGTGGCAGTTAAATCAGTTTTGACTTTGGCTAAGTCAGATTTTAAACTGTTGACAGCTGTATTCGCTTGTTCTGCGACTTCTGCTGTTGCCTGGTTGATTTCATCAGCGTATGCTTTAGCGTTAGTTTCTGCTTGTGTTTTAGCTGTGTCAATCTGTGTTTCAAGTTCTGCTTTTGACGTGGCGAGTTCGTTTCTAACACTGTTTTGATATTCAAGTGATTGTTGCAACATCTCATTGCTGACTTTTTTGAATTCTTCATCAGCATATTTTAATTGTTGTTGCACCTCGGCTTGGATTTGTGTTGATTTCTGATCAATTTTTTTAGTAACAAAACTTCCGTAAGTGTATTGTGCATCACTTCCAGCTACACTATCAGCACTAATCGTACTTGTTAAACCACCACTAAAGCTAAATGATTGATAAAGCACTGGTACCTTAAGGGTTTCATCTTTGTTTGTTTTAATCGTTACCCATTGACCAACGTCTAGTTTTAAATGACCTTGATAACTCAAATCATATGGATAATAAACAATGTCTTTCAACGCATAATAAAGCAAGTTTAATGTGTCTTGTGTTGCTAATGGATTTTCAATTTCAAGTGACCTACCAGTTTGCAAGCCGACCGTTAGTTTTTCGTTATTAGTTACCTCGCAAGTGATACCAGCGATTTGATACTCTACTTCGCTTTTTTCAAGACCGTGTAAAAAATAATTATCAGCAGTAATCGTAATACCGGATTCAGTCAATCCTCTTACTTCCAATTCGCCATTACGATTAAAGAAACAAGAAAAGCCAAGCAACTGACTTACTTGACCGAGAACATCTCTAAACGTAAGTTTATCACCTGTAGGTTGGGAAACGTGTTGTTGAATGGCTGTCATTCCAAAATTATCACTAGCAAGTGTAACACCAGTCTTAGTGGCGATTTCTAAAATAACATCACGGATTTGTGCTGGGTATTTTAAATCAGTTTTAAAACTTTCATTGAGCTTAAACATTTCGTCCATAAGTTCAATTTCAGTAGTGTTGGCATTTCGGTCAATCTTAATATCGTCAATGTAATATTTCCCCATTTTGACCCATTCAACTTTACTGCCAACTAACAGACCAATTTCTGGATAGACAACATCTAGCTTTTTGAATGATTCGACAATGCTAGTAAACAGTATTGAAGCCGTACCAGCATATGTCCCGCCAGGTGTAAAGTCGTCACCAGTAATATAGCCATACTTGAAATTAGCACTCTTGATATTTTCTGATGTGAAATCACCTACTCTAATAGCCAAAGCACGGTCATTTGATAGCATTGCTTCGTTAAAAGTTACCATAAATTACCTTTCTATTAGATTGAATTTTAAACCACTCCACGGCTTAAATTTGTTAGTAAATGAATAAGCTGGCGCCGTTCTATCACCAACATAAAATGTCCGTGTTGATTGTCCAGAAATAGGGTCTGGGTAGCTCACAGTAAAAAATACAGCTGATACTGCATTAAGTATCACACTGCATTCTGATTGCGTTAACATTCCCCACTCAATTTCAAGTTTACGTTTAGTGGTTATTCTGTCTCTGACCATATCGCCGTTTGCGTTTCGACCAGTTTCACCGTCAACGTCTTGTACACCAACTTGAAAACTTTTAGGTGACACTACTGAAACGCCATTTATAATTAAATTACTCATTGAACCTCCTAAATCTTAAGCAGTATTTGACCTGCTCGTTGTTGTTCTTTGTTGATTTCCTTAATAGCAATTCTTCCAAATTCACTACCACCGATTTGGATAATGATGTCACCGTCACCTGAAAAGCCTGACTGTTGATTACCAGACCCCAGAGCGTTAACAACTGCTGTGCTGACAACACGCCCCATAGTTTGAAGGAAACCAGTATTTTCAAGTGGTACGACCGCTTCTTTACCTGCTTCACCAATCATGGCAAGTGTTGGACTATCAACAATACCACCACGAGCAAGTTTAGGAATATAAACTCGACCGATGCGCCCAAGATGTACGCCTGGTAATTTATTAATGACACCGATAACACCATTAATCATTCCTATAAATGTATTCACAACATTTTCAACTGTATAAAAAGCGGAATTCATTGCCGAACGGAATGCACCAGAAACAGCCGAACCAATAGCAGTCCCAATATTAGTAAATGAACTTCTGATAGTGTTATAAATGCCTCTAAAGAAATTAGCAACACCACTAAAAGCAGAAGTTACATTCGACCAAGCCCCCCTAAAGGTGTTTCCAAACCATGAACCAATACTAGAAAAAGCATTAGTGACATCACTATAGCGTGACCTAAACCAATTCCCAATGCCAGAGAAAACATTTTGAACGTTAGAATATGCAGTATTAAAGTTTTGACTAAACCAATTGCCGACATTTGAAAATGCTTTAGTAATATCGTTATATCTATCGGTAAACCAATTACCAATAGATTGGAAAATATTAGTTAAGCCAATCCAGGCTTCTTGAAATCTTTGAGTAAACCATTGTCCAGTACTAGAGAAAGCTTTTACAATATCATTCCAACGGTCACTAAACCATTGACCGATTGGACTAAATATCTTAACAATACCGTCCCAGCCTGCTTGTACAATGGCAACAATGGTATCCCAAGCCGCTTTGAAAAGTCCAATAAGAGCATTCCACAACATCATGACAAGAGATTCTAGAACGGTAGAGAAACCAGAGAAGATTTGCTTGATACCGTCCCATGCCAATGACCAATCACCAGTAAAGACACCTTTAAGAAAGTCGTTGATGCCTTGAAGAATATCAATAACTCCACCAATAATATCAGCAATCTTACCCCAAACATCAAAGAAGACGTCTGCTAAATATTGAATAGCAGGTGCTAATATTGGAACTATCCACTCTGCTAGCCAATTAAAGAATGGTTGTAATACATTTTCCCAAATAACTTTTAAATCGTCTATGATGTCTCCGAAATAATCTAACGCTTTTTCAATCATCGGTTGAATGTGGTTAGACATTAAGTCAGAGAAACCTTGCCCGATATTATCAAGCACTGGTTGGATATAAGTATTCCAACTATCTAGGAACGTTCCTACGATTTCTGACCAACCACTTGCCAAAGAATCAACAAACGGTTTGATATGTTCGTCATAGGTCGCATTGATAGCAGACATAGTATTTTTAACTAAATTTTTTAGCGAAGCAAAAGCTGGTTCAGCCGCCGAAAGTAATCCTGTTAAATTACGAGTAATTTTGTTTTGATTTTCAGTCAAGATAGTATCAACAGCACCAAACATATCACGCAAAGACTTAGTGTATAACTCTGCTATTCCCATTCCTGCATAGGTGAACGCCGAAATAATATGACTACCTATATCAGTAGCTGGTGTGCTTGTAATAGTGTCATAGAATATTTGCCCAAGCGCTTGTGCAATATTTCCAATATGTGCTACTAGGTCGCCAGATATTTCGAATTGCCTAATTAGCCAACTTTTTATGTCAAATTTGGTTTCATTGAGCGATTTATTAAGGCTTTCAGCGATAAATACCGCAATTCCCATGATGACATTGGCTATAGCTCCTGTTGTTTGCCCTAAAGCATAAGCTAATTTTTCACCAAATTTCGCAGCGGCTGCTAATACCGTTCCATCTTCAAAAATATCTTTTAATGACTGCCAAATACCTTTTAGAGCTTCCTTGAAACGTTCAAGACTGTCAGCCCTAAACGAAACATTAAAGCCGTCTTTAAACAAATCTTTTAGTTTTGAAAGATAGTCTAATAGAGGTTTTAATGTTTTGTCCCAACCATCAAAAATACTCTTAAAATTGTTGTCTAAATCTTCAAGCTCAACTTCTGGTAAAATATCACTTCCACCGTTAGCACCAGAATCGCCTTTTCCTGAACCATTAGAAGGTGAACTTGAATTAGGGCTAGATGAATCAGAATCATTTGAACCAAGACTATTAATTTCATCAAAACTAGCCAGACCAAGTAGCTCTTTAACAGCTTTCTTAGCACTATCTGCCGTATCATCTAAGCTATCAGCGATACCACTTGATGCGTCATCTGCGTCACCTAAGCTGTCCGCAACATCATCTACAGCGCCTGCTGCATCATTAGCATTATTAGTTAGACCGCCAAAATTTTTAGACAAAGAATCCAACGCACTATTCTTAACCTTTGCCTTTTTATTAAACATCAAGCTAACAAATTCAGCTAGTTTAGCTGTAGCGTTCTTTAATGCCATTGCTAGTGAGTTTAAAATTGGCATAACAGCATTAAGAATTGGCAACAAAGCACTACCAATGTTTAATGCTGTATCTTTTAAAAGTGACTTGAATAAGCTAACACGACTATTTACGGAATTGGAAAGTGTATTACCATATTTCGCCGTTGCTTGTTCTAAAATAGCCATTAATCGAATTTGTTGTTGTGTGTTGTAGTCCAACTGTTGCCAAGATTGCCCATTTGCAAAACGTTTAAACGCATTTGTGGATTCAATCATGGATACATTGACGTTGATTCCTAAATCTTCAATAGCTTCAGTATTACCAAGTAACCCAGAGCGAATACGCTCCATAACATCCGTAATACTTCGTCCAGTACCCTCCGCAATAACGGCTGATGTTTGTAACATTTTACCTGTATAGGCGCTTAGTTTACCAGAATCCTTAATAAAACCACTAAATAAATTGGAATAAACGGATGCATATTGTGTCGCATCTGAAATGGACATATTCATTGCATTAGCGTTGTTTTCAATCCATTTTAAGAATGTTTGTGAGCTCTCGCCCATTTGACGCTTAATTTGGTTCACAGAAGCCGTTACTTTCAACGCCATTTGTGTCGAATACATACCGACATCAACCATTTTTTTGCCAATGTATGCAAAAGCAGTTATCTTAGCGAGTTTACTAAAAGCATTTTTAATACCAGATGTACTACTTTGAACCTTGTTATTTGAGCTCTTTACCTTACTTTCAACTTCTTGCATCTTTTGTTTAAATGGTGCAATTTTAGCGTCAATAACAACTTGAAGTTCCTCAAGAGTCATGCTCATGTGCGTCCTCCTTTCTAAAATGATTATTAAACTGTGTTGCAAACGCACGCATGCGTTCTTTGTGCATTAATAAATCACGTTGCCTACGTTCTTCTTCGACTTGTTCACGCTCTTTATCAAATAAATCTGGTGCATATTCCCAAACCTCTAATGGTTTAGAATCAGAAGACAGTAAACAAGAAACATGATTAGCAATCATTTGTGATAATTGATAGTTATTTATAATCTGTTCTTTTCGTTTTTGTGTATAGACACGATTATAGCTATCAATTAAATCAACGATTTCAGCAACCGTGTACTCCCAAAAGTCAAAAGGACTGCCCTTGATGTCCAAAAACATAGGATACAGTCCATTGATATAATCTTTAGCAGAAATAATTTCGACAGATGTTGTCACTTCACTGTGGTTAGCGTCGCTTGTTCGTCCGTCGTTTCTTTCTGTTTTGGCATAAAACCCGAATTTTCAAAAAGTGGGATAATAACGTCCATTAATAAAGAAGTTTGGTCACCACCTGCATCAACGTAATCGTCGTGCATGTCGTAAACATCATCTAGTGTGACACCATGCTCAAATTTTTGCAAAGCGCCGTGAATAACCACCAACATCACTTTAAGTGGTGGCAAAGGAAAATCTTCATCTTGGCGTGGCATGAATACCTTGAGAAGATTGACTCCCAATTTTTCTTCAACTGCAACTGCTTGACGTGTTGTCAAACGTAATTTGTGTTCAACTTCGCCGATTTTCCAAGTTGTGTATGGTAATGACATTTAATTATCCTCCGATTGGGTCTGTAAATTCAAGTGCTGATTGCAACGCAATGCTTGCTGTAAATTCAATAACACCATTGACAGCACCGCTACCGATTTTAACTGAAACTTGACCAGAAAATAGAACTTTAGTACCGTCTGGGTATTTATGTTCAAAGTTGGTAATTGTTCCTGCTTCTTGTAATTTACGCAAGACACGGTACGAATCAGTTTCTTTAGTATTTGAAAAAGCAAATTTGTATTCCAATTCGCCTGCATCACCAATACCAAGTTCGTATTGTTTAACTGAGTCTGCCAATGTAGTGTTATCTACTTTTTCTGGATCAACCCCAATTTCAGGGACTTCTTTCAGTCCTGTCAAATTCGTAAAACTAGTTTTACCAGAAGTTGAGTAACCTAGTGTAATTCCATTTGCTAACATAAATTATCCTTCCATTCTTTGTTGATAAACAAGTTCAGAGTTAAGGTCAACAATACCTTCAAAACGCATTAACTTGTGACGTAAATTGCTAGGGTCTGGCACATCTTGGCAAGTCGTACGTTTAAGTCCCAAACTTGCAAAGATAGAGTTGATAGACGTAGCCATATCACTTGTTGTATCGTTGTTAAAGATATCGACCTTATATCTGACATATGTTTTTTGTTCTTGGTTATCGTATTGTTCATAAGGCTTATTTTCCTCTTCTAAATAGATAACCACTGGGAAATGTTCCCAATCATCTGGATAAGTGTCTGTGACATTATCCGTGAGCTTCTCAAGCTCTTTATAAATAAGCGGTTTAATATTAATCATTTGACAATTTCCTTTATCCTTTTGTTAACGTAAGTGCAAATATACTGTGAAACACGTTTCTCGTTATTTTTCAATGCAGGGTATAGATAAGGCTGTGCCGGCTGACCATACATCTTATAAAATTCACCTACTTTTTGGAAGTGGTATGGTCCTACATCAATTTGACTTTCATGAACATACCACGGCGTCGAACGATAAGAGACACTGATTTCTGGTGAAATACCTGAATGGTTAGCTTGTCCAACTGGTCCTGTTCCAAGTTCAACGTATATACCATATTCTTTCGTAACGTAAACAACTGCTATCGCTTCACCAACGCTTTTAGCTTCGGCTTTTACTTGTATGCCTTCGTTACGCAATTCACCCGAATTTACGGGGGCTCCTAGCTTAGCTTCACCTTGTACCATTTTCCCACCACCGTTGACAGCCGTCAAAACAATATCTGTAGCCGCTCTGCTGTCAGATAGCCTGTGTAACTTTGCAATCAATTTATCAGCATTAACGATTTCTGACATCTTCTAACTCCAACACCTTGTGATTGCTGTAGGTTTTTATTGAAATGACTTTATGTGTCACGTTATCACTATCAATACATAGCCCGTCAAGCTCATTAATCGTTGTATCACGTTCAACCAAAGCATTTAAAATATAGCTTAATCGTTGTCCGTATACTTCTGCTTGTACATTGCCTGACGCTGGCCATATTTCTACATAAATCGTAACACCTTCATCACTATAGCCAGTCCTTTTTAGACCCTCGTTAGTTTTAACCGTCTGATGTTTCTTTAGTAGATACGGTTTCAGTCTGTTCTTTTTCAAACGCATATCCGCCCACCTTTGCTAATCGGTATTGATTAATACTAGCTTTTAATGTCTCTGAAACACCGTCTTTATAGCTGACCGATACACCACCTTCACTACGTGATGATTCACCTTCGCTACCTTGTTTGTTGTACAATTCCAGAGCCAATTCAAGCTGTAAACCTTCCAAAACTGGAATTAGTTTTGTTCGGTTCGTCATTGTCAAAATAATATTTTTAGCCCGCAAAAGTAAAGGCGAAAGTAATTTTGAATCACTCTCGCCAGTTAACGTTTGTAAAGTTTCAAGATTGTCCATGAAACCTCCTTACTTGTTACTTAGAAGATTTCTTATCTTCCTTAACAACTTCCACGACTGTATCAGTTTTGACGCCCTGCGCTTCAAGGTTTTTAGATAGTTCTTTGAAACGTTTCTCAGTCACTTCAATAACTGCTCCTTTGGGACGCAAAACTTTTGCTTGCCAGTCGTGGAAATCTTGCAACACTTTTAATTTAACCATTTAGCGCCTCCAAAAGTTCCTGTTTTGTCAAAGTGCTATAACCCTCAACACCACGTTGCTTAGCTAATCCTTTTAGCTCTTTAACGTTCAAATCTGACAAGATATCAGTTTCTTCAACTTTCGCAGTTTTTTTAGGCAAGTAATGGCGTCTTAGTAGCATTCCCATAAAAATACTCCTTATTCTGTCCCGCCAAATTTGACAACTTTTGATTGGTCATATAGATAAACACCATAGTGTTCATCACCAGTAATGACAGTTGTCTTCTTGATAATGTCGCGGTCTGTTTCAATAGCAACGTTACGTTTCAAGTTGATAACGAATGCACCGTATTTAGCTTCGTCATCTGGATCTGTTTGTTTAGCAGATACTTGCACAAGGAAACCTTTGCCTTGTTCTACTTTCTTAGAACGGACAATTTGAACGCCACCAGCTTCACCAAACGTACCAGACACAACCATTTCTGCGCCAAGTTCTGAACCTTTAACCCATTCTTTGCCAATATTCGCTTTTAGTGAAATGGCATCTTTTGGATTGATGACAGCGACATAACGTACATCTTCTTCATCTTCAAAAATTTGAAGTGCTTTGTCAATTGTTTCAAGTGTTGTTGGTGCTTCAGCAACGTGTTGTGTAGCTGTTTTAGCAAGTTCCACAATGTCATTATCAATTTTGTTAGCAATAGCCAAGCCGAGTTGATAAGTTGCTTGTCCGATAGGGTCACCAAGTCCAGATAAAACAGCTTCGTCGGTAATTTCATACCCTTTACCAGCTTTTTTGATAGTCATTGTTGTCTTTTTAGTTGTCAATTGGTCAAGTGGAATAGCTTCCCCTTCGGCAACATCTGTAGCATCACCTGCATACTCGAAAGCTGGAACCGTTAGAACGCTTCCTGGTTGCCCTTCAAGTGCTGTTTCGACATAAGCAAGCGGTGTAAATTTCAATAGTTTTGGAAGTTTAGCAGAAACCATATCTGCCATAACTTCTGGATTAATCATGTTTGCTAATTTAGTAGTTCCTGTTGGCATAGTTTAATTATCCTTTCAGTTTGTTATATAGTTCAGGATTACGTTCGAACAGCTCATTACGGCTCTTATAACCCATTTTGTCAAACTGTTCTTTGGTAATTTCAGCTGGTGCACCTGGTGCTTTTTTAATTGTTTTGCCACCCTTAATACGTTCTGAAACACCTTTTTGAACAGCTTCCTCCCAACTCTTTTGTAGTTGGTCAATTGATTCATGTACACTATCTGCATCAGTCAAATTGACGTTGTTAACTAATTCAATTGGTAAGCCACGTTCGCTTAGAATAGATTTAGCTTCTGCTGTCAATTCACGTTTATTGATTTCTGCTTCACGGTCAGCCAATTCTTGCTCACGTTTTTTAAGTTGATATGCTTGTTTATCGTCAGCGTTCATCTTAGCTAACTTTTTAGCTTCAGATTCTTTAGCTTCTTGGTCAGCTCTCCATTTTGCAAATTTCTTGTCGATAATGGCATCAACATCTGCGTCTGTGTACTTTTTCTCGTCTTGTGATTCTGATTGTTCAGACCCTGCAGCAGTCTTATCAGTTTCTACCACTTCAACGTTATCGTTTTTTTCTGCCATAATTGGCACCTCCTATGTTTTAAGTCGTCCCCGACTATTAAATCCATAGCTTTTAACGTCTTCCATGCCTGGACAAAATAAAAGCAGTATTACTACGACTATTCTTTTAGAGCTTTAATAACTTCCTTGATGAATGCTTTAATAAAAGCCAAAATAGACGTTATTAATACAATCAATAAAAACACTACTGTAATAAAGCCAAATAAAAAACTGGCTAATTGCCAGATGAAATTTACCATAAATTTTATCTCCTTTTAAGCATAAGAAAAGCACCTAATCAAATTGACTAAGTGCTTATGATTTCTATTTGTTTAATATTGTCTTCTGAGTACGATTGATTGTCTATGACGATTTCATCTTCGCCATCAATATCATAGCCATCAAACCAATCAGAAACTTTACCAGCCACAGACGTACCATCATTTAAAATGATACGAACATCTTTATTTATATATTCCCACAATTTCATGAGGCACCTCCTTTAGTTTTATTATCGCTTGGTATTCTTGGAACTAAATGCGTTGTCGATTTTGAAATATGTATTGTGAATTCATCAGTCGCAATTGGGTTAGCTCCTGTTAAATCATGAATGCAATAAGCTACACCACTCTTAGTATCTATTTTAATAATAGCACTATACTGACCACTCTGTCGTCTAATAATTGTGCCGTTCAAATAATTATCGTTTATAATCTTTTGGACAGTCGCATTATCCACAGTAAGATAACCTGGTATTGGTTTTCCTTTTGACTTATTATGTTGTACATAATTATTATAAGCTTTATGATTTTGAGTGTGCCTATTTTGTTTGTCTTGATTAATAGTCAAAGACAAATCACCATTATTTATGTGTTCTTGCAGACGTGATTTAAGTCTTAACTGCTTGTATCCCTCAGCATTATTATACTTTAAATCAACAAAATCTGCCAGCGTTTTAGGAGTTCTTTCATCCCCTAAAATGTCTTTGTATTTGATGTATTGTTGGTTAGCTCTATCAATATCAGACTGTTTCAAACCGTCAACTTTATACAACGGTTTTACATGTTTAGTGTACCAGTCATCATAAGTCATATCAGCTGGAACAAGTATGTTTTTACCTGTTTTAGGGTCCTTCGCACGTCGTTTCTTACCTTTAGCCCACTTATCATCAAAGTAAGCAATGGTTGTCGAACGACACCAAGGGTGCATAGGTGGATAGTTAACGCCGACTGTCGCTTCTTTCGTTTTATAAACCATTTGGTCATGTTCACGGCAAATAGTCGACGTCCTTAAGTCAAGCGTAGCTACAAATTGATATTGACTGATGTCAGCTTCATCATAGCTTTTTAGTTCCATTTGACCATGATAATAAGCTGATTCTGTTCGAACCAATCGCCTTGAAGCATTCTTCCCAACATCAAAACGTTGTGAAATAATATCAGCAATATCACGAGTGCTACGCCCAGTCATAAGCCCAATTAAAAGCTCGTTTTTTAGGCTATCTGCTAGCGCCTGTGTGTTGTTCCAAATTCTGCTTGAATAATTATCCCCATACCAATTAGAACGCTGTAAACACGAAATCTCACGCTCCGGTAAGGTGTTAAAATCATATGCAACACCAAGGCGTTTTTGAAGCTCGTAAGTATGATGATAATAACTATCATTCATGAAATCAGAATAATAAGTATCCGATTGTTGCTTTTCGCTTTGATATACCTTGTTAGAAATATTATCAATCTGTTTCTGCAAATCATTAAAGCGATTAATTCTAAAAGCAAAAGCTGGGCTGTCTAAATCAGCTAACAATTGATTAATGTTTGAATTATCTGGTTGTGCTTGAAGCTGTCGTTTAAGATTATCAATTGTCTTATCATCTTTTATTGTCTTTAATACTAAACGTGCTTCTTTTTCAGTCAAGCCATAATCACGTTGAAACTTATCAAATACTTTGTTAGATTGTCTGGTTAAATAACGTTTGGCTTCGTCGTAAATGGCGTCAAACGAATCTGCTTGTTTTTCTGCTTTATCCATTTGATTAAAGATAAGCTGTGCTTTACGACGTTCCCAGTAGCTTAACTTCTTACTCATCTACATCATCTTCTTCGTCTAATGGCAAATTTTGGACAAATGCAGGCGCTTCGTCAGTCTTATTTTCTTGTTCTTCCTCAAGCGCTTTTAATTCTGCATCTGGATCTTCGACAAACGGCAATAAAGAAATCAATTGACGAAGACTAACCTTGCCATCAAGATTGTTGATGATTTGAGACAATTCAAGCAAATTCTTAGGCAAACCACGCTTATATTGTGGTACGATTGCTTTTGCGTCAAGTGCAATTTGTTTTAAACCTAAATAGTTACAAAATAGCTTAATACGCTTACGAAGTGACTTACTATAATGCTGTTCTTTAGTCTTAGTAATCATTTCTAAGCCCAACAGCTTGTACTCCATAGCCACACCAGACACATTACTAGCGAAATTCTCATCTGTTAAATTAGGAACATGACTAAATGTGTAAATGTCTTGTTTCAACGCTTTACGCAACACCTCAATAGCATTTTCATCTAGCACATTATTTAAGAAATCTGCCTTAGCATCTGGTGGTAATTCAAGCAAGCCTTCCTCACTCAAAATCTGCATAGCTTCGCGTGCTTCCTCTGCACTATCTGCTAAACTAGCACCGTAAAGCACCAAAATAGAATTGATAGCTTGTTCTTTATCGTTCACACGATTAGCAGTCAATGAATTATAGGCATCAATCAAACCTAGCTGTTGCTCATAATCACCAATCATTAAACTATTGTTTCGATACTCAACGATAGGAATAGCGCCCATATGATGTTCTTCTGGTGCTGATGACTTATTATTAACGTCCTCAAAACCTCGCAAAGTCATCTGATAATGGTAATTTTCCGTTAAAACCTCTGCTTTGTATGTGGTATTTTGACTAACATCATCTATAATATCATAATAATAAACAGCAAATAGAGGACATTGTTCGATAGAGTCATCATAAACAATAAATGTATTTTCTGGCTCAAGACTTCGAACGCTTAACTCTACTTCATCTTCCTTTGCATAAATAAATTCATATGCACGACCATAAATAGCCATATTTAAAGCATTTTCGTTATCTACATGGTCCACATCTGCTTTATCAAACGCATTAAGCAACGGTTCAATATCTGCTTCTGACGTATTCGTGTATGTGATACTGTTACCCATGAAATACCCAGTTGACGTGTCGGCAATATCTTTAGCGTGATTAGCAACTGTTTTAAAGTTTGGTAAATTTGACCGTCGTTTATGATTTAAAATATCATGCTTTCCAAGGTAGTAATCTTTCAACGTTTTCAGCCGTTTGCTTTCTGAAGCATGAACGGTGATAAGTTTATAAATAATGTCAAGATTTAGGTTTTCTTCGTCGTATTTGCTACGAGAATAAATCAATGTATCGTCCTGCATGTGACTCCTTTCTATAAACCATAAGCTGACTTACGTCGAACTTTAGCTTTTGTTTTAATTTTGTTATTAATACTTTCAACAATACCTGTTAGAGCATCTGCTGCGTCATCATGTGCGTTTTTACCTTCACGTTGGTAAGACATCAGTTCCTGATAAAGTTCAGGCCATTTGTGACGCCAATTCTCTGGAAAGTAAATGTGTTCAATCGCCCATGTAGCATTTGTCAAAATACGAGCTTGTTTATTTTGCGATTGATGAAACCAATTAAAAAGCGTGTAATGGTTGTTGTATTGTGTTTTAGTTAACCTTTCAACATTACGGGCAAAACCACGACCACCATTATTACTTTCAATATCGCATGTATTGACTTCATGCTTCGCTAATTTTCTGGCAAGCAATGGTTCGGTGACTTCCATTGGCTCTTTAGTAAAGACAATATCAAGAATATAAGCTTCATTGTCAGATGTCACACCGTAAATATAACTTGATAGATAGTCGCTTCCTGTATCCGCTGTATCGGTATAAGCACTAATACGTTTGAATTTAGGTCTTGTATCATAAGTTTTAAATCCAGAATACAAACGACCTTTTAAGTCAATTGGTTCTTGCTGGTAGTTAGCAGAAGCTATGTCAGCTCCCATGGTTTTAGTCTTTTGAAAATAAGCTTGTTTACTTAGGACTTCATCACAAAGCATGGTATCTGTCGCTTCATCATAAGCTTTCATGCTGATATGCTTGACCTTGTAATCAGACTTAGGAAGTTCAATCAGCGCCTTACCTGCCAAATCTTGCGAATGCCAACGTGTCATGATAATAATAATTTTCCCACCTTCTTCAAGACGAGACAGCATAGTATTTGTGAACCACTCCCAATGCTTTTCCAGGACAGTAGCGTTGTTAGCTTCTTCAGCATTTTTGATAAGGTCATCAACGATAATAATATCAGCACCAAAACCAGTCGCTGTACCAGTTGGACTGGTAGCCAGATAATTGTTATAGCCACCCTCTAAACTCCACAAGTTCATAGCGGCATCACCATATTTGATATGCGTATCTGGAAAAATGTCATTAAACACAGTAACGTCTTTATCTGCTTTCGTTTCTTGAATAGCATTTCTGACATTCTTTGAAAACACAGTTGATAACGTTTCGTTGTATGAGCCAGTCATTATCTTTTTGTTATTGTCATTTCCAAGTAACCATTGAACAAACATGCCTGCCGTCCTTGATTTTCCGTGCCTTGGCGGTTCATTGATAACCAAAACGTTATGCTCATCATCACTTAAAAAGCCTTGCAAATCATTGCAAAGCTCAACTAAGTATTTACGAGACGGCTTATAGAAATCACTTGCCATTAGATGACAATAATAAAAGAAATCACGACGAGCTAACTCAAAACGTGCTTGCTGTTTGATTGCTGTTTTATCCATCATCAATCAACTTCCTTAACTCATCTGTTGTCAGTCCCTCAAATGGATTAGACTGGTTCACATCAGCCCTAACATTAAGCTGTTTAGGTTCTTCCATACCAGCGTAATCAAGTATCATTTTAGCGGCATTTAAACGTGCTTGAGGTGATGCATCAACGTCTTGCAAAATATCAATTGTTTTATCAACTGCAATAGATGCCAAACCCGAAAAGCGCCTTTTTAACATACTCTTTTGCGCTTCGATTAATTCATCAGCAAATGCTAAAATTTCAACGTTTTTCATATTGTTGTAAGCTTGTGTATCAGCTGATTTTTCTGAATAACCAGCATAACGTGCTGCTTGACCTTGCTTCATACCTAAAGCAATCCCTTCAGCAAATTTCTTTTGCAGTTTCGTTAACGTCAATTCATCACCCCCAATCTAAAATAAAAAGCCACACAAACGTGTGACTGTCAGAGGAATAGTGGGAACTGCACCCACATATCTAAAGTAAAAAATTTAGTGCACTATCTATTTGTGCTATATTCCAACAGTTTGCCCAAAAGGCTGTACAGGCAAACACCGATATACTCAACCTGGATTGTATACCGTTTTTCAGCTATCCGCTCACGGGATATTTTTCACTTCCATTTATTTTTCAATGACAGCCGACGTGGCTCAGCTCATTTCAGGACTGTAAACCATAACAAATAAGGACGAGAAAGACCCTCAATAATCCTCGTCCTTATCTTCAAAACCTTGATGATAACATAATATCGCATTTTAGGTGACAAAAATATCGTGTTTTTTGTCATTTTTACGAAAAACCATAAAAATCAGCAAAAATTTCTAAAATTCGTTGACGTTTTCGGTAAATTGTCTTGATTGACATGTGCATTTTACCAGCAATGGCGTCCCAGGTATTCACGCTACCTCTTGCCCAACGTAACCAGAAAATGCGTTCCATATCGTCGTCTAACATATTCAACGTATTCTCCACTGCGTGTTTCTGCGCATACAAACTATTTAATCGCTGGTCACTATCCCAACGCGCTATAGTCGTTTCTGTTGGTTTAGACACAACATTGGTACGTCCACCCCCCACATTTTCGTCTATATTTGGAACGTCACTAATTTCTAGCTTTCTCACAGCAATCTTATGGTCAATGCTCACATAATCAAACAATAGCTCATCAAGTGCTTTTAATTGTGAATTACTCAATTTTCCCACTACTTCACAGCTCCTTTATGATATAATATAAACGTCATTTATATATATCTTAGGTCCTTGCGTGTGCAGGGGCTTTTTGTGTTTCCACAAAACGGGCAGGCGCACGACCCAAACATTGAATTACCATGAGGAAATATAGCAGCGCCTTGCATAATAACTAACTAGCGATAATTAGCGTTAGATTGATTTAATACAGAAAGATTTTAAGGAGTTCCTCTTTTCTATTTTTGATTTCGCTATGTTGCTAGCAAGTAACCCGATAAACTTCACTAGCGAATATACTAATTTGTGTAAGAAGGAGTTTTTTTCACCTCACAAAACCATATAAAATATTTCGGGTTATGCCTATGCGTGAAATCGAATCACGCTCAAGACCATCATAGGCACCGAATGATTATTTTAAAAAATCTGGAAAATACAAAGGAGTTCTAGACTGTCGACTGGCAAACAGTCATCATTGAACCTACTTTCTTTTTTAATTTTTAGTTACCAGTCTAATAGCAAGAGTGAGAGTTGCACTCACTCATTCAGCTTAGAACTGCATTGCTACCGAATTACCACTAGAAATTAATTATTAATGGAGTCGCTCACTTAGTCCAGCTATCAAAACTAAGGTCATAGCTCATCTTTCTAAAAATTTTTAATGATGATAGCTGTTATGCCTATTTGAGGAATGACCCTCAAATAAGCTCACAAATTTTTAATAATGAATTTGACTGTTGCAATGATGCACCAAATACATAAAATTAAAAGAAATATAAGTGCTGTAATACACACTAAGCTGAATATTAATTGTATTACTAACCACATGAAATCAATCATTATTGCCTACTCCTTTCGCTTGTTTATCTAACCAGTCCCAGATTAAGTGAAACTGACCGTTAACCAATTCATCATTACCGTATTTCTCGCAGATAGCCACAATGGACTGATTAGCCCATTCCCAGTAAGCGAGACTTCCAAAACCAACTTCTTGTGATTTCATATTGCTAGCCATCATCCATGCTGTGACTTCATTTTGAAAGAAATCAATATAATCAATCTTCATGACGCATAACCTCTTTCATTCGCTTTTCAATACGCTCATCTGGCAATTTGGCTCGTGTTAGTAATTTTTGTACCTCATTTGGTGGCACATACAGCAATTTAGCAATCTCAAGATAGCTTTTAAGCTGCTTTTCTTTCGTCCACGCAATGAACGCATCTAAGGTTTCTAGCGCATTTTCTGTGTGGTGTTCTGAAAACGTCACAGCGTGTTTAGCTCTTAAGTTATTCATATGTTTACTCATAAGTTTTCCAACCTCACGTATATTCCAACTGTGTCAGCCCAAAACTTTTCGATTATCTCACTAGCCACTCTTGAATCATTGACATAGAATCCCGTTCTTTCCATGCAATCTTTTAGCAACTTAACAAGATTATCTGTATCAGGCTTTGTATGCTTGTACTGACCGTTAGTCGTACCTTTGATTTTTGGAAACAGCCATTTAGTCGTCAACCTCAACGGACCGTCTAGCGGTTCATCTGGTGCATATGGTGCTAACAATTCCATGAACATTGCCCGCGTTTCCATTAGTTGGTCTGGCTCATAGAATTGTGGCTTACCATGTATAACACGAACTTTCTTTTGCTGGTGAGTGACTGTTGGAATTTCTTTCATAGGTAAGAAAAATTCAATCATCAGATAGCTCCCTAGAAACTGCACCAAGTGTCGCACTGGCACTCATAAGCAATCCAAATGTGTAATCTGGATTAAGTGCCATTTCTTCAAAATCCTCTTCACATTTATCCAATAAACAATCAATTTTATTTTTTAGATTGTCAATAGCTTTTTTGTTTAATGTCATTTTGTCAACTTCTTTCTCTTAAAAAAACTTCATACATCGCCATTTCTTTTAGCTTATCGCCAATACATTGAATTTCAATCAATTCTCTATCAGTATATCCATCCAATTTTCTTGATTACTTTAACAAGCATTTCTCTTAGATCTTCAATTGGTATCCTTTGCATCTCAACTGCACCTCAATAATCTTCCTCGCTTCGGTTACTAACCAAGTCATAATCAAGGTCAATATTTTCAATTTCAGCACGTTGTTTCAAAATACTGAGATAAGTTTGCATAGTATAATATTGACTTTCAAGTAATGCCACTGGACAATTTAACTCAAAGTCTAATTCTCCATAAAGATGCTTATCTAATAATTTACCTAACCTTTCAGTGCGCTTTTTTAGTTCTTGATATTCAATAATCATTCTAAGTTTATAAATTTCCATTTTTACACCTCCCAATCTTTAACTCCAGACCATATTCCAGTTTCTGGATCATATTCAACATAACCTGCACTTTTTAGTTGTGAAAAAGTCCATTCTAACAAATTAGGTTGTTTCGCAATCCATTGAAGCACTTCTGAGTTTTCAGCAAAGTATTCTTCGTTAGGTAATTTATGATAAAGCGGAGGCATATATTTTCCGACTTCTAATTTCTTAGATCTTACTTTTTTATGTCTAGCCATTTTTACCTTCTTTACAATTTTTACGTTTCCATGTGCGCCTTTGTCAAAGTTTAGACAAAGGATAAAGGGGCAGAGCTTACAGCCCCTTTTCCTTTTCTCTTTGACTTTTGACGAAGGAAAAACAATCTATTACGACTTTTAAGTCTATTGCTTTTCTTTTTCCGAAAATAACATGTTTTTTTCGCGTTTTTTTCCTAGCTAGAAATACTTGAAAAAAACATTATTTTTCGTACTAGGAAATGAAAAAAACGTACTCTTTCACGTTGTTTTCAACATGTTTTTTTCTTTCTTTCGTAAAATGCAGTTTTTGAAAAAAACGTTATTTTTCATTTTTTTCTACATTAGCAACTTGATAAATTATTCCTTTTTGAGCGATAAAATCTTCATGTTCTTTCACATAATTCAGCACGGTTCTCTCTGTAGTGTCCAGATACTCAGCTAATTCTTTTTGAGTTACTGGAGTCGAACCGTCAGATAATGCACTATAAGCTGTTTCTAATTTTTCTTGTCTTTCTTTGAGTTTTTCTTTCTTAGACTTTCTACTATCCTTAGCTTTCTGCCATGCAGGTTTACTGTCTTCCAATTGAATATCTGCAAGAACACCTGTTGTATCCACAGAGTGAACTGGATAGCTGAACCACATATTGACTGGTGGGAACTTCGCAAATTCACGAAGCGTACCCTCAACACGCCACGCAGTAGAAATCTTGATAGATTCTTCGACTTGCTGGATTTCGTGCAAGTATGGCTTTCTGACCATGATGTCGTCAAGTGCTTTGTCAAAATGTTTACTCATCTGTGCGACACTTTGCAAGTCATCAAGTGTGATTTCATGCTGGTAATAGTCTAGGTTCTTTTCTTGGATAGCACGTTTAAACACGTCGCATTTCGCTTTGTCAGTACGTTGTTTAAACAGATTGTCGTTTAGTTCAAGTTCGACTAAGTCAATCAACGCGTCTGGATCACGAGCAAACACTCCCGAACCGCTAGCACGGTCCATTGATTTCTTGCCACCTTGAGCCCCTTTTGAATGGTGGTGACAGTAAATCACACTACAACCTAGCTCAGTTGCTACTTTGTCAAACTGATTGGTAAAGTGTGCCATTTGGTCTGCGCTGTTCTCATCCCCAGTCAGCACCTTATAAATCGGGTCAATGATGACCGCTTGATAATTTTTCTTAAGTGAACGTCTGATCAGCTTAGGTGCTAACTTATCCATTGGCACAGTCTTACCACGCAAATTCCAGACGTCGATATTTTGAACATTATTTGCTTGAAGTCCCATAGCGTCGTACACGTCTTTAAAACGGTGCAATGCTGACGGTCTATCAAGTTCCAGATTGACATATAAGACACGTCCTTGTTCACATTGCCAACCTAACCACTTGCTGCCCTCTGCAATCGCAATTGATAGCTCAATCAAGGCGAATGATTTTCCAGCTTTGGAAGGACCAGCGATAAGCATCTTATGTCCTTGACGCAACACGCCGTGAATCAATTCTGGTGCTAAGTCTGGCATGTCGTTCCAGCTGTCTAACAGTCCTTCAGGGTCTGGTAAGTCGTCGTTTAAATCTTCGACCCACTGATACCATTCATCATAATTTGCTTTACCAATGTTGGTGTCAATCAAAAATTGTTTGTGTCCGTTACGTGTGACACCTGGCATGCGTGATAGACGGCTAGGATTGCGGTTCTGCGTATCAATATCAAGCCCATTCTTCTTACAGATTTGATATATGTAATCAACACGTTTCCTGTACTCTTGATAATCACGCGCATCTACTTTCACGACTGCGTGCAATGATTTCTTACCAGAATGGACAAGCGTTGCAATTGGTAACTCTAACTCTTTAAACAGCGCATATTGCTTACCAATGTCTAATGTATCTGATTCGACTAGCGCATAGCGATAATCTGTGACGTTGTCGTTCTTAACGCCTTTCCCGTCAAGTGGATTGAAACGAATCCACGCACCTGCTTCTTCCTTATAATCACCAAAGACAGCTCCAATATCGTCAGGTGTTTTTTGCAACAATTGGATAAGCTCACCAGCTGTCCTATCAAAATTCCCTTGTGTTGGCTTATAAATCGTGCCATTGTCTGTTTCAATTGGATATGTCGCAGTCACGTAGCCGACTAGATCCGTTGAATCAAACAAGGTTTCTAGATATCTAATCAAATCTTGTGCAGGTTGCCAATTTAATGGCTCTCTGATTTCTTTGGATTCAATCCAGTTCTTATCAACGATTTGATAGTCACGGTCAATGGTATCTTCCCAATCCAGCTCATGGAAATCACCACGACCACTTGACGCAGGTTGCCAGCCATTATCCTTTGCTAGCTGCGTGATAGTAGCTCCTGTTACGACACTACCTGCTTCTTCGTTGAAAGTATCCCATTTTTTGAAACACTCTCCACGTTTATAACGTGTATCAGCTTGTGACCAGTTATCCCAGTCCATAGCGGTATAACCTTCGTGTTTCAAAGCCATACCAATTTGGCACCAAGTCGCATAATCTACCATGGCAGGATTGATATAATCCAGCAATGGTAGCAGTTCAAAATCTCTCTCTGCCATGTTTATCCTTTCTTATTTATTCTGGTTTAAATTCCGCTGGTCGAATACCACGAGGAACACGCCAACCGTTTGCAGCAATGCGATTGATTAGGCTACTTGCGCTGTCGAATGTCCACATACCAACATTTTTAAACCCGTAGCGTTCAAGCAAACGAATTTGTTTAGGTGTGGTTAGCCCTTCTGTTTGACGTTTCTTAAGTCGGTCTAACAGCTTGCTAGCCTTACCAAAATTGCCAATATCATCAGTAAAGATACCGAACTTCTCTAATGCTTTTAGTTGTTTGTCTGTTGGCGGTGTCATCTCAATGCCAAACGCTGGAACATAGTCCGCTAAGTCCTCGGCTTGGATAGACATTTCAAATTGTAGTGGGTCAACTAATCGACGTTTACGCTTGCGCATTTCTGACAATTGTTTTGCAAGTGCTTCTTCACGTTTAGCCACAACGTCCTTGCTAGCTGTTTCTTCAGCTTCCAGCAATTCAAATTGTTGGTTCGTCTGTTCAGCCATGTTTTCAACCATTTTCTTAGCCACTTCTGGGCTGTCAGTGATTAGATGTGCTGGTCGGCATAGTTCGTGGCGTTCTGTATGCCAAAGGAAATCCAGAATCAACAAATTCTCTTTACCTTCTGCTAAGCGCGTGCCACGTCCTACCATTTGACTATACAGCGCTCTAACCTTTGTCGGTCTAAGCACCACAACGCAGTCAACGCTCGGACAATCCCAGCCTTCAGTCAGTAACATTGAATTACACAAAACATTGTATTTACCTTCGTCAAAGTCAGCTAAAATTTCCGCACGGTCTTCTGACTCGCCATTCACTTCAGCAGCTTTAAAGCCCTTCTTGTTTAAAATGTCACGGAATTTCTTAGACGTCTTTACCAATGGTAAGAATACAACTGTTTTCCTGTCTGAACATTGCTTAACCATTTCATCTGCGATTTGTTCCAAATATGGATCTAACGCTGTTCCAACTTCGCTAGCCTTGAAATCACCCGCTTGTTGACTAACACTTGATAAATCCAACGTCAACGGGATAGTAACTGCTGTAATCTTTGATAAATAGCCAGATTTGATTGCGTCAACAATCGAATATTCATAAGCGAGACTATCGAAATATTCGCCTAGATTGCGACGATCAGATCTGTCAGCTGTAGCTGTAACTCCCAATACATCTGCGCAATCAAAGTAATTCATTACTTTTTGGTAACCATCAGCTAAAATATGGTGCGCTTCGTCTACAATAATGACATCCCAATAATCTTTTGGAAATTGTTCAAGTCGTTTATCTCTTTGAAGCGTTTGGACACTACCAACAGTTACACGATACCATGACCCTTGCGAAGTCTGCTCAGCTTTTTCGACCGAGGCACCAAGCCCAGTAACTTTTTTTAATTTATCTGCTGCTTGTTCTAGCAATTCCGAGCGGTGAGCTAAAATAAGAACACGTTTTCCTTGCCTAACCAATTCCTCGGTTAACTTAGTAAAGACTACGGTTTTCCCACACCCTGTTGGCAAAACTAATAACGTTCTTTTATGACCTTGCTCCCATTCTGACAAAATAGAGTCAATACTTTCTTGCTGATAGCTTCGTAATTCCATTTCACCAACTCCTTTGAGGTGTGTTGACGATTCTATCAATCGTCCAACCTCGCTCTACTCTGTGCTGTAATGCTGCATAAGATACCCCTAGCTTTCTGGCAAGTTCTGCCATTGTATAAGTTTTGCCTTCAAATGTAATCAAATGATTTTTACGAGTGTTGTTTGCTTGAATATAGTTATCTACCCACCTGCAATTAGAGGGTTCATAATTACCATTAACATCAATGCGGTCAATCGATAAGTTGTCGGCATATCCGTGTGATAATGACCATTCTCTGAATTTTGAATAATCCTGCCATTCGTCACAAATCTTTACCCCTCTATCACCATATCTTGCAAAATCTGGACGATTAGGATTATTACATCTTTGACGCATATTAAGCCATGTTTGGTATAAACGCTCCTTGTGTGAAAATCCATGTTTTACTTTTTTACATCCACAACTTACTGTGTGACCAGATAGTAAGGAATCTGATTTAACATGAATAGTTTTTCCGCATTTGCACTCGCAGACAAACTTAACAACAGGCTTACGACCGTTCCCGACATCTTCGGAACGGCGTAATACCCTTAGAAAACCAAAAGTCTGACCAGTTAAATCATTCTTTAATTTTCTTGTTTTCATTGTTAGCTACCTCTTAAAATTGCCCAGCTTGAAAACCTGCAGGTTGTTGTGGGGATTGTTGAGGTTGTGGTGTTGTTTGATAATTTTGTGCTGGTTGTTGATAAGTTGGCTGTTGCGGTTGTACGTTTGCGTTCAACACTTTTGTCCAATCAACGTCGTCAGCGTAAATCATGGCTCTAATATTGTCATATTCACGGTCGGCATATTGAGCAGTACCTTTACGTTTGTTTACTCGGCAAACACCTTTTGCGCCAATGACACTATTCCAATTCATACGAAGTGGTTCACCGTGTTTCTTTTGACCGATTGCGCCAAAGAACGCTGATAGCGTACCTTCTGTTGACGTGTGCAAGAATAAGTTGTGTGTTAATTGTGCAATACCTTCTGCTGTTTCAATTTGAAGGGTAAGTGTTGCTTTATTACATGCTGGAAGTTTTCCTGGCTTTTGTGGGTTTGGTGTGTGACGTCCACGTTCTAAGTTAGTGACTGTGAATTGGTAGTCACCAGGCGTGAGCTGTACGAATTCTTTTGGGTCTGTGGTAATTTCATCATCCCACCCTAATTCATGGTCAAAGTTATTGTTAAATTGTGTCATGTTAATTTCTCCTTTTTGATTAAGCTAAAATTGTAATATTGCCTTGCTCTGCAAGTTGTGCTTTCAAGTAGTTAGCAACGTTGTTGATTGCATCTAAGCGCCATTTACCACCATCTGCGCTAAATAGTGCCATTTCTGCATTTTTATCGATACGAAATACAAATTGGCTAGCTGGTTGTTCCACCTCTGCAAATGTGCGGTATGGACGTAGCATGACTGGGTTTGGTGCTTTAGCTTTTGCTAAGTTAGCTACTCCAGTTTTAACAGTCGTTGTTTGGCTAACACCGTTATCAACAATTTCTGAACCATTGTCAATTTTAAGCGCACTTGCAAAATTCAAAACAACGTCGCGGTCATCTGTATCTTCAAATTTAGATTGTAGGTAAACGTTGAAGTCAGTTGATGACATGTAGTAACCGTATTGAATACTTGGGATACGTGCTTCAACGCTAACAAGACGTGTACGTACTGCTTTTTCATCATCTTCAGTATAGACAGACACTTGAGTTGGACTTTCCACAATAACCATTAAACGTTGATAGCTAGTGTTGTTAAGTCCTGATTTAAGGTAGTCGACTAAACTATCAAGCGTGCATAATTCAAGTACATCTGGATAAAGTTTCGGTTCAAGCTCAACAAGATTAGCTTTTGAGTCATCATAGTAGTGTTTGTCATCAACTGTGATGATTTTTTCTTCACGGCTTGCTAACTCAACGCCGTATGCAATAGCTTCTTTAATGTTTTCTGACATAATTAATTACCTGCTTTCTGTTTATTAAAATCAATGACATCTTCATTAATGCCTTTTTCTAGCGCTTCGATTGGTTCGCCAATATCGGTACGCAAGACCGCTTCATTGTCGAAATAGGTTTGACCAGGAACGCTACTAAGCAATTCGTTAGCGTAGACCTTACCGTCTTTCTGACCAACAAGGACGGTTGTTGCTGCACCTTTTTGAGGTGCTAGTGTTGATTTCACTTCCATTGCTGTGCTGACAGTCTGACGACTTTCGTCAGCTTTCATTGTGAGCGTAATCGTTAACTTACGCGCTGGCTTGCTTTCAGTATTTGGATCAAGAATGTTGTCAAAGATTTTTTCAAGTTCTTTGTCTACTTTTTCTTGTAGACTCCCTTCACCGATAGCTGACAAGTCTAATTTAATTGTTTTATCCATTGTGATTCCTTTCTAAAATGGCAAGATACGATTATCTTTAATCATGCTAAACACTTGTTCCCAAGCGCCAATAAGAACACCGTCAATAAATCCTGGGTCATACATGATAACTGGCGTGTCTTCTGGATAGTAACCCTTTTGAGCAACTGCCTTTTGGACTTCAAGCTCTGTGACTTGATTTTGTATCATCAAATCACGCAGAGCTTGTGGCAAGGCTAAATTAGGCTCTTGGTAAGGTTGACGTTCTGGCGCAGGCTGCGTTAAGCTTTCAGGCGCTTGTGACGGTTGCTGTGGCGTTTCTTGCGCCTGTGGTTGAGCCTCTGGCGCTGGTTCAGCAGTTGGTGTTTGTTCCTGTGCTGGTGCTTGTGGAGCAGGTTCTGGCACTGGTTGTTGTGGTTGTGGTTGAGGTGTAGGCTGTGGTTGTACCGTTGCTTGATTAAAGATGTGTGCAATACCTGCATAATCAAACGTCATTTCCTCTGGTAAACCATGACGATTTTTAGCGTCCCAAGCTGGGTGGTGTTGCGTGTATAGAACACGTTGCCCACCAGTAGCCTTTTTCTTACCGTTATCGGCTGTCATGACGACTGTTTTATAATTGGCAAACAAAACCATATCAGCCCATTCTTTAACTAACGGTGCCGTCTGTGAACTTGTCTTTTTACCAAGTTTAAGTTCCCAACGGTCGTAAGACCCCATTTCGTCTGGCTGTTCAAATTTACGCATTTGAGCGTGCGCTGTTAACACAACGTTGATACCTAAATCGACCAATTCACCAAGTTGATTGAGCAAACGCCCCATTTCTTCCTTAGTGTATGTGTAGCCATTCCCCCAACCGAAATCCTCAATACCTTTCTTGCCATGTTGTGCGCAGACATCTGCAATGACTAAACTTTCTGCCCAGTCAATCGTATCAATGACAAGCGTCTTACAAACAGTTGGATTAGCTTTGACCCATGCAATTTCATTTTTTAGCATGGTATAGCTTGACGGTTTATTCAAGCGTGAAACGTCCATGTTGTCGGTTGATCCTTCGGTGTCAATAAATACTGCTCCTGGGAATTGTGATGCAAAGGTTGATTTACCAATACCTTCTGGACCATAGATGACTACTTTTTGGGCTCGTGCGCGTTTTCCTTTTGTGATTTGCATTAATCGTCACCCCCAAAAATATCATCAAGCGCATCAAATAGCATTTTAGCCTTGCTTTGATTGTCGGCCTTAATTTCTTCTGGTTCTTCACCGTCTAGTGTCGTGAGTGTATATTCAGTTTCAACTTTTAGTGGTTCTGCTTCAAATGCTTGCAACAAGCCTTCGTATTTTTCCTTATCTTCTTTGAAATTCTCTTCAGGAATAGAAAGCGCTGATTTAATTTCTTTGGTATAGTTAGCTGTAAATGCTAGAGCATCTTCATTGTTTTTATACGCGCTTAGAAAATAACCTTTTTCTTTGTTGCGAAATACGATAAATGTTTTAGTTTGTTTCATTGTTTTTTCTCCTATTTCTTAAAATTTGCCTGCTTGCCAGCCTTGGGCTTTGACTTTATCTAACTGCGCTCCAACTTCGCTAATTTGCTTATTTAGCGCTTTGTTTTCGATAGAGTAGCCGTCCTCGATAATTACAGCACACTCATCACCAGTTGACACTCTTGTGGCAATGGCTTGTAAGCTTTCTTGTTCTAACCAATTGCCGAACTGTTCAAGTGTGATTTGGTCCATTTGTTCTAGTTTGTCAATCAGAACAAAACCACATTCTGGTTTAAGCTTACGAACAATCGCAGTAGCCACCATAAGCTGTTGACTACCAGACATGTTATCCCATTCTTGACCTTGGTAAAGTAGCTTACCGTCGTTAACTGACAAGCCTTCAAGTGGCAAGTCTGCGTTGGTTAACAAGTCTGTTTTTTGTTGACGAACAGCTTCGATTTCGTTAGTCAATTGATTGTATTGTTCACGTTGTTGTTTAGCGTCGTCCTCAGCTTTATCTTTGTCAAGATTAGCGCGAACACGTCTGTTAGTTTCGTCAATACGCGCAATATTTTCTTCGATTTCAGCTGTTGACTCGTCGTGCAAATCCATAGCGTCAGTCTGTGCAATCTGTAAATCTTCCGTTAGCTGGTCCAATTGTTGTTCAGCCGCTCTAAGCTTCTTTTTTAGTTCATCAACTTCTTGTTGTTTGAAGTCGTAGTTTTGTTGAATGACTGTCACGTTTTGACGCTTACGAGCATTCTCACCATTCTTAGCTAAGATAGCTTGCTGTTGTTGGATAAGCTCGGAAATGCTAACCAGTTCTTTCGGTGCATCTGGATAGTATGGCTGTTCTTTGGCGAACTTTTCTTTTTGGTCAGCAATCACACCAACTGCGTGGCGTTGATTATAGATTTCCTTTTCTTTTAGCTCCAATTCAGCTAGCTGGTCACTAACACCAATGATTTGTAAAAGCGTGTTAGCCTTGTCTTTTGGCGTGCTGTCCATGAATTTAGGAAGATTGATAGCTAACTCTTCCACGAAGCTATCTAACAGCTGTTGCCCTGCTTTTTGGCCATTTGGGTCAACTACTTTAAGCGCACTATTCTTACCTTTACGTTCCACAATCAGCCCATTTGAAAGTGTCACTTTAAGCGTAGGCGGTACCATTGACCCTTCACGCTCTGCTTTACTTGGCTTGTATTTGTTACCACCAAGAGCCCAAGCAATACTATCCAGAACACTTGTTTTACCTTGGTTATTATTCCCACCAATTACAGTTAAACCAGTTGCAGATGGTTCAATTTTAACTGCTTTGATGCGCTTGACGTTTTCGATTTCAAGTTTATTGATTGTCACCATCAAAATCCTCACTTCCAATCCTGAATGTATTAACTTCTACCGTTTTAGTCTCTGTGATAATTTCACTGTTTTCTAAAGCGAAGCCAAGCAGTGCATTCGTGACACTTGTCAATGTATAAC